TCCATGGCGAATTATTTCATTTTTTTCTTTGCGTTTTGGCGCTACCTTTGAGCATGGACGTACTTACAGACACGCAGAAGCTTGAATACAAGCGTATAAAGAACGCACTGCGCAGCGCTCGACACATCGGCGAATTAGATGAAGACCTGTTGACAATGGCCGCTTGTTTAGCAGTTGAGGTGCGCGAACTTCAAAGCCTGATTGACGAAAAAGGATATACCTACGAATTTAAAAACAGGGACGGCGGCACGATGACGAAGCACAGGCCAGAGCATCAGATGTTAGTTGAGTCACGATCGAAGTATTTAGTGGTGCTCAAGGAATTAGGCATGACACCAGCCGCACGTAAGCGCATTGAAGTCGAGGTTGAAATGGACGACGAACTTGAGCAGCTCCTAACATTCAAAGATGCTTGACAGCGTTGGGCACAATTACGCGCTCGACGTAGTCACAGGCAAAATACCAGCGGCCAAGTATGTAGCCAAGGCGTGCCAACGATACCTCACGGATCTCGACACAGCAGAGGAGCGGGGTCTAGAATTTAAGCCAAAGACCGCACAGGCTTACATTACATTTTTTCAAAGGGCAATCAGGCACACGGTAGGCGAATGGGATGGCAAGCCGTTCGATCCACTTCCATGGCAACAGTTTATATTGTGGAATCTTTACGGGTGGTTTCGTGAGGACGGCACAAGACGCTTTAACTATGCTTATATTACGGTTGCTAGGAAGAATGGTAAAACGACACTTATGGCGGGCTGTGCGCTCGCTGCTCTTTTCTTTGATCAGGAAAAAGCTGCCGAGGTTTATTTTGCAGCAACTAAAAAAGACCAAGCAAAGATCGGATTCGACGAAGCGCAAAGGATGGTTTCGATCTCGCCGCCGCTCCGTAAACACCTTAGAGCAGGGAAGCACGACATTAAAGCGCCGACGCTCTCAGCGCGATGCACGTACCTAAGTAGCGAACGCGATACACTCGACGGCCTCAATATACACTTTGCAGGGATTGACGAATACCACGCGCACCCTACCGATGGCGTGGCGAACGTCCTGCGATCAGGTATGCAGGCGCGGCGTAACCCGTTACACCTTACAATCACCACGGCAGGCTTTAACCGTGAATCTCCATGCTACGAAATGCAAAAGACGTGCAAGGAAATACTCGACGGGGTGAAGCACGATGATGCACAATTTGCGTTGATCTATGAGCTGGACGAAGATGACGACTGGACGGACTCCAGCACATGGATAAAGGCGAACCCATCGTTGGGCGTGGCGCTACGCCCGCAGCTATTGGAGTCACAGTTACAGCAAGCCATTAACCTAGGCGGATCGCGCGAAGTAGAATTTAAAACCAAGCACCTAAACAAATGGGTGACCGCCTCAAAGACTTGGATACAGGATGAAATATGGAGCGCCAACGAACGGCAGGAGGATTTGACGGGGCGGATCTGTTGGGGCGGGCTAGACCTTGCAAGCGTTTCGGATATGACGGCACTTGTTATGGTGTACCCTGACGGCGAAGGCTACCACGTGCGCGGCCATTACTTCATGCCAAGCGATACAATTGACAACATATTAGACCGCGAGCCGTCGCATATCTACCGCACGTTCTTAGATCTCCCAAACTTCCATGTGACAGATGGGAACGTAACAGACTACGCAGCGATCCGTAGGCTAGTCAGTGGCGTCATGAATCGGCCTGATGGTCAGGAGGTAGACGGCAGCAGTCTGATGCATAACTATCAAATAGAAAAGATTGCTTTCGACAGATACAACAGCACACAGATCGCAATTGACTTGGTTGACGACGGCGTGCCCTTGACGCCATTCGGTCAGGGTTTTGTGTCTATGAGTTCACCAACCAAACAACTAGAGGTGTTAGTACGAACGGGCAAGGTGTGGCATGATGGCGATCCTGTACTACGTTGGGCGCTTGGTAACGTTGAGCTAAAGATGGACCCAGCGGGCAACATAAAAGCCGACAAACAAAAGAGCGGCGGCAAGATCGACCCAATTGTTGCCATGGTTATGGGCATAGGAGAACACATGAAGACGCCGCAGGAGACAGAGCAGAATTTTGATATAATTTCCCTGTAGTAAATTGCAAGCCATATGGCAACACTTCGCGACAGATTAAATGCGCTTCTACGGTATCGAGTCGGCAAGTACGATTCTCAGACCTTGGCGAACGACTTAGGTATCTACGGCACTACGGTAAGCGGTGCGAATATCAACGAGAATACCGCGCTTACAATCTCGACGGTTTACGCCTGCGTTTATAAGATCGCCAGCACCTTGGCCAGCTTAGATTTAGAGGTATATGAGCGCACAGGCCGCGAGATAGAACCCGCGAACGTTCACCCTGCTTATGACGTTATTAAATACAAGCCCAACGAATATCAAACGGCGTTTGACTTTTGGGAGACCGTTATAAGTAATGCAGTCATTAACGGCGTTGGCTATGCACTGATTGAGCGCGACGGACGTGGGTATGTTACTAGCCTTGTTTGTTTGGACATATACGACGTAGACCGCAAAAACGTCAATGGCCAAATAGTTTACAGCGTGCGCAATGTGGGCATTGTTCAGCCTGAGAATATGCTAGAGATTTGCAACCTACAAAGGAAGTCACCGATACGCTTGCACCGTGAGAATTTAGGACTAGCCAAAAGCGCCGAGGACTTTGGCGCTGAATACTTTGGCAGCGGCGGGCAAATGACGGGTATACTATCCAGCGATCAGCCTTTGAAGAAAGAGCAGATGGATATAATCCAAGGCAGTTGGAACAAGGCCGCACAGCAAGCAGGCACGAAGTTGCTGCCGTTTGGCTTTAAGTATTCGCGGATAAGCATCAGCCCCGACGAAGCGCAGTTCATTGAAACGCGCAAATTTCAGGCTGAAGAGATATGCCGCATTTTTAGCGTGCCGCCTACGTTGGTACAGCTAGAAAGCCAAACAACATACAACAATGTTGAGCAGCAAAATTTGCAATTTGCACGGCACACGATTGCACCTTGGGCCAAGCGTATCGAGCAGGAGATAGACAGAAAGCTAATCCAGTCACGCGAGCGCCCACAGATATACAGCAAGTTTAACCTTAACGATTTGTACCGAGGCGATATGCAAAGCCGCGCAGACTTTTATACTAAGATGCTAAACAACGGCGTGCTAAGTATTAACGAAGTCAGGGGCAAGGAAGAATTAAACCCAACTGACGGAGGCGACACGCACACGGTGCAGGTAAACCAAATCGCGCTGGACCGCCTAGGCAAGTACAGCGATAAAGTCAGCAGCGATGGCGTTTAGTAAGTACCCTGAGGCGATGACAAACAACGCGAAGCGCGGCCTGCGTCTTAATGAAGAGGTAGGCGGAAAATGCGCGACGGCGGTAGGCAAAGAGACCGCGCGGATCTTATCAAACAAAGAAGCAATCAGCGAGGCACGCACCAAAAGGATGTACAGCTTTCTTAGCCGCGCCCGAACATATTACAAGCCCGACGATACAGAAGCGTGCGGCACAATTAGTTATTTACTTTGGGGCGGTGATACCGCTTTGAATTGGAGTGAATCAAAAGTTAAAGCAATGAAAGAAGAAGAAGACAAGCGCACGGAAGAACTGCGCAACCAATACGGCGACAGCGTAGAACTGCGCACGGCAGAAGTGCGGGCCGCTGGCGATGATGCTTTGGTAGTCGAAGGCTACGCGAGCAATTTTGATGTAGAGTATGATTTAGGATACTTCAAAGAAACCGTAGCACGTGGCGCATTCGATGACGTAATGCAGGACGATGTAAGGTTTTTACTGAATCACACAGGCGCACCATTGGCACGAACTACGAACGGCACGTTAGAACTTAGCGTAGACGACCAAGGCTTGAAGTATCGTGCAGCACTTGCCGACACGCAGGACGGGCGCGATCTTTACAAGCTTATCAAGCGCGGCGATATTACACAAAGCTCGTTCGCTTTTACAATTGACTCGGATACGTGGAGCGAGGACCGCAGCACGCGAACAATTACCAAGGTGGGCAAATTATTAGACACGTCGGCGGTTACATACCCAGCCAGCCCGACGGCATCAGTCTACGCGCGAAACATGGCAGAGGCGGCGCAGGAAGTGGAGGAATTGAAAGATGAACAGGTAGCAGCTGAACCCGTAGAGGAGAAGCGCGCAGAACCTGAAACGATAAAAACAGAACCGCGTAACTTTACGCAAAACATTACAAAGATGACTTTAAACGATTTGAAAGGCCAGCGCAATGCGAACTACGAGGAATTCGTAGCCATTGGCCAAAAAGCGGACAGCGAGGGCCGCGTTATGACAGAAGCAGAGCAGGAGCGATGCGATAAGCTTGACAGCTTGATGCAGGATCTTGACGTTAAGATTAAGCACAAAACACGCGAGCAAGACATGGTGGCACGAATGGCGCAGAGCGGAACAGCTGGCGCATCCGAACAGCGCGAAGTTGAGCGCGTTAATAGTTCTTTCAGCTTGAGCCGTGCAGTAGCTGCCGTTGCAAACGGCCGAAACTTGGAAGGTGCAGAAGCAGAGTGGGCAAGTGAGGCAAGCAAGGAGGCACGAAGCCAAGGACTACAGATGGCTGGACAGATTGCAATTCCTTCCATCGCTTTGCGTGCTGGAGCTGCTGACGACTTCCAAGCAGGAAGCGGCGACGGTTCAGGATTTGTTCCAACTGTTGTACCTGCTGCAATCGAAGCACTGCGCGCCCCTACCGTATTGGAAGGACTCGGCACGACAGTAATTCGAAACGCTACAGGTAACTTGCAGTTTCCACGTGTAAGCAATAAAGCGGTTGGAACAGACGAAACAGAAGTTTCAGGCGATGCAGGTTCAGGCTTGGAAATGGATGACGTTACTTTGACGCCGCAGCGAGTTGCAGCTAACACCAAGTACAGCAAGCAATTGATTTTGCAGGGCGGTGCAGAGGTAGATGCTTTGATTGCTAACGAATTGGCCGCGGCTATGAATGCCTACGTTGATGACTATGCTTTCGACGCTATTATGGCATCTACTGATGTTGATGTTTACAACACTGCTGATGCTACTTTGTCTTCAACAGTTGCCAACGCAATGGAGGCCGCTGTACTTGCAGCAGGTGGAAACCTTGGAGGCGCTTCGTACGTTATGAGTCCACAGGCTTACTTGCTTTCTAAGTCATTGGCACAGGTTGCAGACGTAAACGCACTGTGGGAAAATGGCCAGTTCAATATGTACAACGCAGTTGCTACACCTTACTTGGTGAACGACACGCTTGACGCAACTGGAACAGGTGGCCGAATGATTTTCGGTAACTTTGCACAGGGCGGATTACTCGCGTATTTCGGAGGCATCGACATCTTGATTGACCAATATTCCAACGCGTCAACGGCACAGATTGCATTGCACGTTAACCGTTTCTTTGACTTTGGTATCCGACAAGGCGGCGCATTGAGCCGAGCGGTGAAGCTCTCCTAATTTGGTTGGGTTTGTTTGATTGGAAAGGGGGGCTTCGGCCCCTCTTTTTTTTGTCCGTATTTTAGCCATATGATGACCGTAGAAATAACAGGCACGCCCGACCTTGACAGCATTATAACCGTGGCACAACTCAAAGAGCATCTCAGAGTTGATCACACAGACGAGGATACACTAATAGAAGCCTACCGCGATGCAGCCATTGCGTGGGTTGAGGACTATTGTAACACGCGCCTCGGTGATGTTGACGCCGTTGGATACATAGACTTTTTTTATAACGTGCGCCTGCCTATCGGTCCAGTCAATTCCATCACCTCAGTGCAGTACACGGACACAGCGAACAGCACGCAGACGCTACCCGCTGCGAAGTGGTGGGCCGACATAAAAACCAAGGCCGCGCGGATCACATTCGACAGCGTGCCCGATCTGTATGACGATACCTTCAACGCGGTGCAGGTTAACATGAATGTAGGATATGCCGAGGCCGATATACCAAAGCCGTTCATTACCGCTATCCGTTGGATGGTGGCGCACCTATACGAGCAGCGGCAGCCAGTTGTAACGGGTACAATTGCCACCACCTTACCGCTCGGCCTGTACGCTATCCTAAACCCTTACCGCGTTATCACATCAGTATGAGGATAGGACAGAGCGACAGACGAATAGAGGTTCAGAGCTACACCACCAGCGCCAACGCGTACGGCGAGCGCGTGCCGTCATGGTCCACGCTGGTCACGGTTTGGGCTGAACTGATGAAGGCAGGCGAAGGCATGGCCGAGAAGATAACAGGCGATCAGGATACACCAGTGCAGCGGCTACGTTTTAAGATCCGCAGCAGCACGGACACGCGGGCAATCAATCCAGCGGACCGCGTTATCTACAACAGCAACACGTACACCATACAAGGCATTGAGGAAGTTGGGCGTAATGATCAGCTTATCTTATTGTGCGAAATAACTGGAACACATGGCACAGGGATCACTTGAGCAGAAAGGCGGTAAGGTTGGATTTGAAGGAATCGGCGCAGACATAAAGCCGCTGTTAAAACAGTTCGAGCAGCTGCGCAAACAGGTCAGCGATCCAAAAGTACAGGCGCGGATACATCGCGCGGTGGGTAAGCTGTACAAAGATGAGATGATAGGGAACATACAGGACGCTCGCGAGGTAATCCGAATACGCAGGGGCAAGGGCAAGGCGTTAGACATTAAAACGGGTACGCTGCGCCGATCAATAAAGGTATGGCAGATTGACAAGCGTTTCAGTACCTTTTGGGTAGGGCCGCGCGTAGGTAGGCGCGCACCAAAAGACGCGGATGGATGGTTTGCAAACATAGTCGAGGGCGGTGATCAGAAGTTTGGAGGTAACAAACAAAAGGGTTTATTTGCGCGATCAATAGCAAACACGCGAGGCGCTGCGTTAACGGCTATGAAAAAGAAATATGATTTTCAGATAAGAAAGGCCGCGAGAGATAAAGCAAAAAAGTCAAAGAAATGAATGCAGGAATAGCCGCTTACGTAATACTAACGCAAAACACAGACGTCACGGATATCGTTGGCGTTAACGTATTTCCAGAGGTAGCCGAGCAGGAGACAGCGACGCCGTTCATCGTTTACCAACTGTTGAGCGTAGCGCCTGAAGACACGCACGACGGGCCGAGTACGTTGGATGAGGTACGTTTTGAATTCCTGTGCTATGCTGACAGCTATGCCCTCGCCGCTGATCTTGGCAGCAAGGTGCGTGGTGCGCTGGATCGCGTGAGCGGCACTTACAACGGCGTAAACGTGGAGAGCATTCAATTTAATGACGTCGATATTGATACTATAGACGCACCGCGCCGCTTTGCTCAGGTGCTAACGTTTACTTTTCGGATCAAGCGCGATGATGTAGAGATTGCACAGGGCACACCAGTCACGGGCGCAAAGCTTGGCGATCTGTACGACGTAGACACCACAGGCGTAACCGATGGCCAAGTAATTGCCTACGATGCAGACGCACAGGAATGGCAGCCAGCAGATGACGCAGGCGGCGTGACTGAGTTAGGGCAGTTGGATGATGTGCAATTTCAGCAGGGCGGTCCAGAGGATGGCAACGTCTTATTTTACGACGGTGATATATGGATAAACGACACGCTGCAAAAGTCACAGATTGGACTAGGCAACGTGGATAATACCAGCGACGTAGATAAACCCGTGAGCACGGCCACGCAAACCGAGCTAAACGCCAAGGCGAACAGTGCCGACTTCAGCAACGTAGACAATACAAGCGACGCGGACAAGCCCGTAAGCACAGCAACACAAACGGCACTAAATGCAAAGGCCGATACAAGCGCAGTCCCTACGGATTTAAACGACCTGAGCGACGTGAGTATAGTAGGCACGCCCGCAGGCAATCAGGCTTTGATTTATGACACCACAGCGGGCGCATTTAAATCACAGGTTAGCTACACAAACCGTTTTGAAGATGAGGTTGAGACAGGTTTACAAATGCCAACGATATACGCCGAGCGCGGGTATTCTGTAAAGGCAGAAGGCGACGGCATTTTTATTGACCCATCTGCCGACACGCCAGCAGCGGGCAAGGTTATCCAACGAAAGATTTACCACAAAACTGGATTCATAACGGACGACGATGTAATAGGCGACTATACGCTAATACACACCTTTGCAGATGATACAGCTTACGCAGATACTGTGGCCGTGTTTGACGCGTTCGAGGATGGCGCAACGTATGGCGTGCCGCCGTTTACTTTGTTTCAAACGTGGGAGGAGGTAGACGAACCTCCTGCGTTTGCGGGGTTGCTGAACGAGACATATGGCAGCGGAGCGGAAGCCGCGTATTCAACGCGAAGGCTGAACGGCAATGTAACCGAATGCATGGAGATTCGCAGGGCATCGGATAGCACGCTTACCACAATCGGCTTTGATACAGAGGGCAACATCGACGAGGCAGCTATCGAAACGTTCTGTACGGGTACGACTTGCACGGTGGTCACGTGGAAAGACCAAAGCGGAAACGGCAACGACGCGACAGCGGCGGCACAAACTAACGAGCCGACCATTTACACGGGTGGGGCGTTAGTGAAGCAGGGCGGAAAGGTGGCGTTAGATGTTGATGGTTCAAACGATTCATTAAAAGCTGATTCCGTTTCCTTAAATTCTTATTCTTCTTGGTTTTATGTAGCCAAACCTGACGCGTCAGGTGGATTTATTTTTGAGCATTCAGCAAACAGCAACCCAAATAATGGGGGTTATAATTATTTAGGTATAAACAACAGCGCCGAAATACACCGCAATCCTAGCACGGCTACGCGAAACGCAACGGATGGCGCAGGTTATGCAGGCACTTTGCAAACCTTAATAAACTGGAATTACAGCGGAAGTTGGACGGCATACAAAGACGGCTCCACATTATCGACCTATGCGGGTCAAGGCGATAGTGGCGATATAGGGAATTCATCAGCTACTGATGAATTAAATTTATTTAGCCGAAATGAAAGCAGTCTTTTTTTCAACGGACAGTTTCAGGAAATTATTTTTTACAACAATGACCAAGACAACGCAGGTAACCGCACCTCCATCGAATCCAACATCGGCGATTACTTCACCCAAAACACGCCGCTACTCGATACGTACTCAGGTGCAGCGGCTGCGTATTCATTGAGGCTTTTGGATTCAACGTACACAGGTGACGCGGTAGAGGTTTACAATGGATCGAGCTACGCGGATATTGGCTTCAACGTATTCGGTGAATTGGATACTGTCGCACTCGCAGCGCATTGCGGGTCGAATGACGGGTTGGTATCAAAGTGG